TTTCCATCGTTATCCTCAAAGTTTTCTATAGTATTCCAGTCAGTACTTTTTAGTAACATTGTTTCCATATTTTTACCATAGGATGTGATCAAATGAACACTGAATGTTTCTTCATTCGATGACTTCCCACCGGGCCATATGATTTCTTGCTTCTTCTTCCCATAGAACCATTCCTTAATTTCTGGTTTAGAAACCTCTAAAATATCTATGATGCATAAAATAGCTTCCTGAACGTCATGTTGTTCTCGGGATTTGAATCTTGGGAACTTGGCTCGGAAATGTTCTAAGAGTGTACTGATGTTGACACTTTCTTGCCCCTTGGTCCAGTAGGATTTAACTAGGTTGGAGTAACACTGAGTGAATTCACATTCACCTTCGTATGGGCACCTTAAAAATAGATTGCTCAGTACGGGAATGTACAACAGGCATTGAACGGCTGTGTTGAAATAACAGGTGTTCCCATTATTGTCAAAACCTTTCATTAAACTTTATGCATAAAAAAGGCTTAAGTAAAAGGCGCGTATAATAAATGTTAAGTAAAATGGACACCAAATCTATCACCGAAAAAATCAGGGATGTGTTTGAGGCTCACAAGAATGAAGAGCACATCGAAGTAGAGATTCGTCTTGGGAAGCATAATGGCTCGCTATTTGACACAAACGTTGGAAAAGAGACTTTTGATCGTGTAATGAAAGGTCTCAAGAAGTACAACGGTTGGGAAAGTACAAAAACAACTACAACTGATGTATTTTATGACGACACGAATGGAATTCGTATTTCATCTGACGAAGATACTGGTGAACAGGTCATGGTTCAAAAGATTAAAGTGGTCAAAGAGGACTTCAAGTCTGAACCCCTAGATGTTCGTTTCAGTATTTGTAGGGAAATTCCTACACATGGACAATATGATATGGACCGTAAAAGATCCAAACTTCGTCACTCCTTCATTCGTAAGAACCTAAGCATTGACATGACAGTATCTTCTGGTGACAGTGTTGATATGGACTCAGAGGATGCCTCATCCTATCAGATTGAGCTTGAAATTGTTAAACCCAGTGACGTGGGTTCATACAATGATCTGTTCAATATTCTCCACAAAGTCAATGATCTCTCAAAATTAATCTAAAGTAGTAGTAACATGCTATACTTGGTGATAGGTATCGTCCTTCTATTTTTTCTTTTTGAAAAACGTAAAGTATCCGATGAAGTTGATGTATCGGAATTCTTCTACATAAGTAACGGTATGTCTAAAGATACTTATGTATTGATGCACAAGGATGGTATGACCAAGGAAGAATTGGATAAATTTGTATATATGGAGGATCGTTTTCTTCAATATGAAAAAGATTCAGTGTGTCTAGGTATACCGCAAATAGTCCCAGCTACTCAACTTTCTAATAAAATAAAAGAAGCATTCCCAAAATATAACTTCTCGTACCACACAATACACTTAAAGCAAATAGCAGAACCTAAGAAAAGCATTAATCTAAAGATTAAATGCCCCTAAAGTCTATGGATGAAGCCAGACATCTGGTTGTTGAAAAGCCGGATGGTTCGGTGGCGATAGCATTTAACGAAGAGGTTCCACCACCGGAACCTCCACCACCCCCCGAAATTATACGACCGCGTTTCAGACTTTTACTAGAATATCACCCCGTTGTGCGTGCTCTATCGTATATATTCGTGATCGCATCTGGCATAAATTTGGCTCTTTTCATGAGAACAATAGATATTATCAATTTTGCGTTGATAGTATCTACGACAGGTGCTTTACATAGTGAACATTCAGCATCTATAGGATTTATAGTGTTTCATGGTACGTGTGCGGGAATCACGATAGTACCATTTTGTGTACTTAGAATGTGGGAACAAGCTATTTTCCAGTTTTCAGTCGCTATAGTGTGTCTCACCGCATTTAATACATGCGATCAAACAATACAGCAGTTACCTAATCCCTGAATATGTCACTGTTCAGCATCTTGAAGAGATTCCATAAAAGCATCTTATGTTGTGGACTTTCAACATATTCCCAGTCATCAATTATAGACATGATGAGTTTGTTATCATCAGGCTCATCATTTTTACGAAAACTAAGGGGTGCACGCTCCCCCTCACTCCTAACATTTCTAATGTAATCTGCTACAGTATAAATAATAGAGTCTAAAAGTTCTTCCTTGGCCATATCTAACCAGGAGTCTGTAGGTGTTCCCCATGTCCTTGTGTCGTCGTCCACCCTCACACCGTGATTATAACGTTTCAATCCGAGCTTTAACCGCTCTGTTAATTCCTCTCGAACGCCCATTATTAGTAATATTAGCTATACGCTTTAACCAATTTTTCTTGAATTGAGCCAATTTAGAAGCCGTTATAGACTTTTTCTGATTCTTGAGGTTCATGATATAGTTAACAGCTGCGAGGCGGTACCTGTTCCTCATATTATTCTTAACTCCGTTAATATTGACGAGCTTCTTTTCCAGATCACGGATACGCTCCCTCTTCCATTGTGCGACAAGTCTCTTTTTGATGTTGTCTATATCACGTTTGAAAGGTAGACCCAACTTATTAGTTTTATTCATGTTGCGAATCCTATTCTGAATAGTTTTCACATCCCCGTTAAGGTTGGGTTTGTACCTCTTCATCCATATCTTTCCATACAGTTTATTGAGATCGTTTCGGATAGAGTTTTCATTAAGCCTTCTCTTCATTTCAACATTATTTGTTTTAAGTGCCCGGTTCATGTTCTTCTCAACCTCCTTAGCGGCTCTCTTATTATTTGTAGCCTTTTGCTTTAGAGCCCTAGGGGAAAGTGGCTTTTTTACAGGTTTATTAGCGATGCTGTTTCTAGCCTTTTCTATTAACTTACACAGATCAGCTTTCTTCTCCTTACCGGTTAGTTCTATCTTTAGAAGCTTAGCAATATCTTTGAGTTCCTTTACCTTTTTACCCATACAACTTCCACGACCAATCTTGAATCTTCCATTAGCACCCCTTTTAAGATTTATGTTCTTACCAGTGGTGGTATTTTTGTAGGTGACAGTTCTAACACCCTTCTTGGCTTTGATCTTTTCACAGATTTCATCCTTTTTCATTTGTCTAGTGCCATCAGAAGTCTTTACCCTAAACTGGACGATACCTAACTTTTTAGCCAATTCTACAAGTTCACCTCTACTCATACGTTTGCATGCCGCCATATCAACGTTCACCGCGTTAAGTTGATTTTTGGTTAGTTTATTGGGGGTCGCATTGGCCTTGGCCTTGGGCTTTGCTTTGGCCTTGGGTTTCGCTTTGGCCTTGGGCTTTGCTTTGGTTGTCTTTTTGAGACCTTCACTGAATTCACCAGTGACTTCAATTTCACCATTTCTATCGAGTTGTTTAACGAATCTTGTTCCGAACTCGTAAGCACTTTGAAGAGTTTTTGGATCTTTGGTTCCTAGAATTTGGACATTTCCATTCCTAGTAAGTACAAACTTGTAATCAAATGTGTCAATATAAAGAAATGGTGTAAGTTCGGGTTCATAACTTGCGTTACTCATCCCATACTGTTTATAATTGAGAGCAATACTTCCCAAATTTCTAAACACACCATTGATTCTAAATTTAGCGCTTAAATTGTTATATTCAAATGGACCGTAAAGGAAGGGTTGTTTTTCCGTATAAGTGTTGACCATGAAACGGCGTAAGAGTTCCGCTTGATTGGCGATATTAGAACCAACGAAACCAGCGGAGAAGCGTATCTTACCATTTCTATAGAAATCTAGGGTTCCTCCCTTTGTTTCAATATCATTGGTAATGTTAAACTTGAACTGAACCTTGTTGATGACTTTGGTGGAATTACCTTTTAATCCAAATTCCCTTGTATGTTCAAGCCCAGTTTGCATTTGACCGTAGTAGCCGACAATCTTGGTCGTGTCTAAATAAAGACCTTCACCAATTGGTGTCCTACCAACCGGTGTTTTTAAGAGTAAAGGTTTAAGATCCATCCGAACATTTTTTTGTCCAAAGTCTTTATTAATCATTGCATTGTACATACCTGTATTTAGTTTACTTACTTGAAGTTCAGTTGGTGGTGGAGGGGCAATGTAGTTTAGGTTATTACCAAAGCCTTTTGCGAAATTATTATTGGCTAAAAGGTTAGTATTGATTTCAGGTTTCATCATCTCCTGTTCAGCTAATAAGTTTTCAATCATTTTTTCGTTATTAGAATTCAAGATGACATCATCAAATTCGTTGGATAATGGAGAGTTTTCAAACTGTTTAAAACGACCATATGTTCGGTTATTTACAAGGTTCTTTTGGAGTGTGGGAGGAATCCGTGCCTGTCTGGGAAGTGGTCGTGTAGGGCTACGGAAGAACTGTTGACCTTGCGCTATCCTATTTTCACGAGCTTTTCGCTCTTGGATCATAGCGACGTCTCTTTCTAGACGCCGAGCGAAATTGTCATTCGAATTTGACGCAGAATTGGGACTTTGAAGTTCCACGCCAGAACGACGAACAAATTCTTGAACCGACTGGCTCATATTACTATTGGTCACTATTTTTTTTAATAATCCTCTGTGAATCCGATACTTTCCTCAATCACATCAAGTCCGAATATGACTGGCTGTTTGGGGTAGGTTCTTCCCTTGTATTTAACAATCTCTTCTCGGACTTCAATATCCCTAGAGCTGAATGGTCCTACGTAGAAATCCTGGTTAAATTTAGGTTTACCGAGATTGTTTGCGGAACAATGTTGGTTGAACATCTGCACGAAGATGGTCTGAGGAACACACAGTTCTTCACCATACTTGATAGATGTAGATTCCAGGAAGTTTGTGAGCGTACTCGCAACCATAGCCACTTGCTTCTTGATAATTTCAAAGTACTTCGGAACAACGTTCCAGATATCTCTATCCCTGTATTTGTTAGAATAATCAAGGTATCCACGAACGCACTTGAGGAGGATGATGGGTAGCTCCCTGTTGAGCTTCTCATCTAGCTGAGGATCAGCTTCCCTAACCTGCTTAGTGAAATTCCATGGAAGAATACGACGTAGGATAGAGCCAGAATTATCTTTCCAGTTTGGTACTTCGTTGCCACCCAAAACTCCTGGAACATTCCATTCAATAGATACCGCAGTCTTGTTCTTTACGGCAATAGATACATCTTCACCTGAAACTATAGACTGAAACTCAGCCTGTTCGAGTCCAAGATCCGACTTAATCTCTGGTGCAATGAACATGAAGTTATCCTTGATAGCAGAGAGACCGAACTTCTTTTCAATGTTATTTGCTAGGACACCAACATCCTCACTTTCATAAAACTTCTTGAATACCTTCGTAATTAGGGTACTTTTACCAGACCTCGCAATGCCCTTGAAAAATGGGATAATTTGCCAAGAATCCAGCTCACCAACATCATAACAGAGACGCCCACCCATCACATATGCCCAGTCACATACTTCCTGATCCAATTTCTGATACTTTAGAACCTTGTCGAAGTTTGGTGTCGGGATATCCTGCCACCTCTCCAGGTGTGAGAAGTCGTCAAACTGTTGATCAAAATACTTACAAGAAACGATAGTTGGATCTAGACACGCAAAGTCTGAGCTCTCATATGGGTAGAAACGACAGTCATACACACCACGATCCGGAATCCATTCCTTACCAACAAAGAGACCGTTTTTGAAAGACCATACATGTCTTCTCTTACTTATCTCAGGGAACTGCTGATCTTTGCATTTGGATACATGGTCAATAACCTCACGGAAAATACTTCCCTTACTTGTAAAGTTTTTCCAGTTTGTAAATGATGAATCCTTTTGAGCAATTGAATACACAAACTGATCTATAGGAAAAATTGGATTCCAAGCTCTAGTTCTGTACCCCTCAATAGTCTTGATTTCTTCACAACAATGTCCCTTGTATCTACGATACCCACACTTATAGGTTTCTTCTAAAGTGTACAGAAGACATTTCTGATACGGTGAAATACTTTCAATTTCTTCGTCATCCATAGCAGAAGGATCTGAAAACTTTGGAAACTGGGGCTGAACAGTTGGAGTACTTACACGTTCATAGGAGATGTAGTGACGTCGGATATTTTCATACCCATCCTCAATGTGTAGAATGATATTAGCAATACGCTTATCTAGACTAAGACCCAATTCATCAGACAGACTATCGTCATCCTTTGTATCACCATTTTTCATTTTCTCCTTTTTCATCTTGTTCATATGATTCCTTAACTCTACAGCGAAGTCAAGGTTCTTTTTTCTTATAGTCTTGATAGCTACCAAATCTATATCATTGATTGATACAGCCCCATATTCATTGAAGCAATTATTTGAAATGTACTGGTTGTATCCCAGCATCTGGTGACTAAGAAAGTCTTTTTCATGGAGTCCCCACGCATTCTCTAAATTTGATAAGAGGCGTGTACCCTGATCCTCATTCATCGACCGAATTTGCTGATTATGAAGCTCTGCCAAAGCTTCATACTTGTTGGGTTCCTTGTCGATGAAGTGGGTATTTTCCATATTAATGATACTACAGGTTTTTCTTTTAATTAGTTTTCAGAGATTGAAGTTGAGCTAAAATTTTCACTAAAATTTTATTTTGGACTTGGATCTGACTAGAAATTCCAACCAGAGCACTGCACACAGTGTCACCCTCATCGGTCGCGAACAGAGAACCGAGAAGCTCGGGTAAATCAATTTCCTCATCCTCACCAGGATCTATGATACTGTCAGTCTCAATTTCAATCTCGGATTCGGTATCCAAAATTTCACCATCTTCAATTTCATCAGGCTGTGTGGACATTTGTAGTAGACTGAGAAATTCTGGATCGCGAAATTTCGCATTTACCCAAAATTATTTTCTCTGCTTATAGTACAACAACTCTCAAAATGGCTGGCGGTCTTATGCAACTCGTCGCTTACGGTGCCCAGGATGTCTACCTTACCGGTAACCCTGAGGTAACTTTTTTCCAGGCTAAATACAAGCGCCACACTAACTTCGCGATGGAGAACATCGAGCAGACCGTGAACGGTACCGCCGCTGACTCCGGCCGCGTGTCCGTCACTGTTGCCCGCAACGGTGATCTCGTCGGCGACATGTACGTCGAACTCAAGGTCAAGGCCTCCGGCATTGACGAGGCTGGTGCCTGCTGGGTCGCTGAGCGTGCGATCAACAACGTAGAATTATCGATCGGGGGACAAAGAATTGACAAACAGTACCAGAAGTGGTGGCGTCTGTACACCGAGCTTTACCTCGATGACTCGAAGAAGGCTACTTACGGTAAGATGACATCCGGTATTTCCGGCAAGACTGTCTATTTGCCCCTATACTTCTTTTTCAACAGGAACCCTGGACTCTATTTGCCACTCATTGCATTGCAGTATCATGAGGTCAGGCTGGATTTCGATTTATCGGCGCACTTCGATGAGTGGCTCGACACCTCCACCTTCAAGGTCTGGGCCAACTACATCTACCTTGACACTGAGGAGCGTCGCCGATTCGCCCAGAAGGGTCACGAGTACCTCATCGAGCAGTGCCAGCACACCGGCGCTGACACCGTTGACTCTGGCTCCACCAAGCAGGTCCGCCTCTCCTACAACCACCCCGTTAAGGAGCTTGTGTGGTGCTTCTCCAACACCCTCACCCAGAACTCCATGTTCAACTTCACCACCGAGTCCAACGACGCGGATGTCAAGCTTCACACCGCCCCCGCCGCGGCTACCTCCAACGCCCTCGTCTCCCTCTCCACTTATGGTTCCCCCATGCTTGGTCTCGGTGAGCTCGGCGGTACCTCCCTCTTCACTGAGGATTCCGTTGGTCCCCTCAACACCTTCAAGCTTGTGCTTAACGGCCAGGACCGTTTCAAGGAGCAGAAGGGCAAGTACTTCAACCAGGTGCAGCCCTTCCAGCACCACACTGGCTCCCCCTACGCCGGTGTCTACGCGTACTCCTTCGCGCTCAAGCCCGAGGAGCACCAGCCTACCGGCACTTGCAACTTCTCGCGCATTGATAACGCGCAGGTTGCTGTCACTATGAACACCGCCCAGGATGCCACCACCATGCACATGTTCGCCACTAACTACAACGTCCTTCGTATCCAGTCGGGTATGGGTGGCCTCGCTTTCTCCAACTAAATACTCATACGAAGTATTTTAGTAAATAATTAAATAAAACTTCATTTTTAAAATGCACAGTACCAATGCTGTTTAAAAATGATTAGAGATATACGTATATCTATATGTATATGCGCAAATATACACGTGCCGAACTACTTACTACACTGAAAATGATGTTGGACAGTGTAGAAAATAACCCTGATACGGAACTTAATAGAACTATGGCAATCGCCATGTTTGAGGTTATACTCAGATATTACAATCTTTTCACACAGGGACAAGGTGATAAGAAATTCATTCAGACATGTTATAATAAGGCAAAACAAGGCGTTAAAAGTGATCACAAATTTGCGAAGTATGTTGTTAAATTTGAGGAACTTACTAGGCCGCCACCTTTGCGCCGATCGGCGCGGCTAGCAAATAAGCGTACTTAAACGCAAGCCTCTCATTCTAGATAATGTTACTACGAAGAATCTATGATCTTATCACGAAAGTGGAAAAACCCAAGTTAGGTCGATGGTCTCTAAAGACATGTAATGAAATGGCGGCTTCTATAAACTCCGTGTACCAGAACAGAGATCACTGTGGTGATACGATATGTAAAACACCAAAAAAAGCTTCGGAGTATCCGGATAAGTCTAAATAATCATTTTTAAAACGCATATTCTATACGAGTTTTAAAAGAATTTTTAAAATTAGACGTTTTTAGCACGAGGGCGACGACGAGATATTTTGGTTTGTGATCTATATTTAGATGATCTTGATTTCCACCACCTGTATCCACCGAAACTAACTGAGATCATAGATACACAACATAAACAACACAGTACTAGGAGAATGATCAATGGAATCATTTCTCCTATTGCCTCTTCATTTTCGGCGTTAGTTATGTCATCCCCACACATTCGTGTGAAGGTTTCATCTGTATTGAGCCTGGCCTTTTCTGCGTTAGATGCATCTTCACTCACCTTTACATCCCTACACACGCGTTTAGGAAACTTTTTGTCCTTGGGTATCCTAGGTAGTGACTGGACATACTCCTTAGGTAGTGGTATAGGTAAAGCCAAAGCTTTAGACACTATATCCATCTTACTTTATGACAACAATTTATTTATCACCGACTACACTGGTGTTCCTGGTGCGGTTTCTGAGAGTCGTGACCTTGGAAGGCTGTTGGATATGGTTTGGTACGAGGTTATCCTCCCAATCCCAAAATACAAAGTCACCCACAGGAATCTTGTGATCATTTGTGACTAAGCAGCACACAACCTTGGCCACCTTATCAGTGGGTTCAGCCTTGGAGAAGTTGCGAACCTGTTTGTATACATTACCATCCTTCACGTAGTGAGAACCAGTTACGTGAATGTCCCCAATCTTGTAGTAAGGATCATTGTGATTCCTAATGTTCATGGTGGCCTCAACTATGCTTCCATTTATGAGAACATCACCAAGTTCAAGATTCTTCATTTGGCGGGTGGTACCATTCTTAAGTTGAATGGCGGTTTCGGGGGCGAAACACCTAAATCCGCGGCGTCTGAACCTACGCCTGAACTTACGCCCGAAACGCCCCATTTTCCCAAAACGGCGGGGGCGGAATCTACGGCGACG